CACCGAAGCGCGCCAAGATTGTCCGGTTCGGCTGACAGATGCTGGCAGTTGACGCTGGTCCGCGGAAGTCGCCGAAATCCCAAAAGGGACGCACCCTTCCGAGGATCGCGCCGCCGATGCCCGCCATCAGCGATGCGAAGGCGTTCGGCGAATTGGCCAAGGCGATCGGCTGGCCGCTGTTCCCCTGGCAGCAGACCGCCGCCCGCTACCTCACCGCCCGCAAGCCCGACGGCACCCATCAATGGGCCGAGGTCGCCATCGTGGTCGGTCGCCAGAACGGCAAGACCACCCTGCTGCTGCCGCTCGTCATCAGCCGCATGCTCAAGGGCAGGCGCGTGATGCACACCGCCCAGAACCGCAGCCTGCCGCGTGACTTCTTCGACGTCCTAACGAGCACCATCGAGGAGCACTACCCGGAGCAACTCCGCGACAGGCGCGGGATCTCCTTCGGGGCCGGCACCGAGAACATCAAGTTCCGCAACGGCGGCACGTATCGCATCGTCGCCCCGACGCGCGGCGGCGCCCGCGGCCCATCCAACGACCTCGTCATCGTCGACGAACTGCGGGAGATGGAGGACACCGAGTTCCTGGCTGCCGCCGAGCCGACGCTGTCGGGCGCGGCCGACCCGCAGATGGTCTACCTGTCCAACGCCGGCACCGAGAACAGCGTCGTCCTCAACGGCCTCCGCGACCGGGCCCAGAGCGACCCCGCCGTGGCCTACCTCGAGTGGAGCGCGGCGCCCGAGCGCCAGGACGACGACGTCGCGGGCTGGCTCGAGGCCAATCCCGGCGTCGGCTACCTGCCCGGCAAGATGGACTACCTGCGCCGCAAGTTCACGAGCTACGGCCTGATCGGCCAGATGGCCGTCTTCGAGACGGAGCACCTGTGCCGCTGGGTGACCACGATGCGGATCGCCGTCGTCGACCCGGCGACGTGGGCGAACTGCCGTCGCCAGCGCCTCGAGAAGCCGGTGCGCCCCGCGATGGGCATCAGCGTCGACCCGTCGGGCAACCGCGTCAGCGCCGCCATCGCGTGGCGCCAGAGCGACGGCACGGTCGGACTCAAGGTCGTCGCCGACATCACCGACGACCCGGTCAACATCGACAAGCTGGGGCCCGAGCTGTCGCAGAAGGCGATCCGCATGGGCGCCACGACCGTCGGCTTCGATCCCTGGACCGACGCCGAGCTCGCCCGCCACTTCCGCAACGCCAAGGCGGTCAACAGCCGCGAGTTCGCGGGCGACTGCCTCGCCTTCATCGGCGCTGCCGAGGGCGGGCGGCTCGTCTGGGACGACGCCGAGGCCATCAGCTCCGACCTGCCCTGGACGGCCCGCAAGAACCACGACTCGGGCGCCTGGATGGCCGTCAAGGCAAAGGACGACCGACCCATCACGGCGGTTCTCGCCGCCATCCGAGCGGTCGGCCTCGTGCCCGCCGTCGCCGCGCTGCCGCGCGTCTTCTGAGGGGGAGACATGGGACTACGAGACGGCTTCCGCTGGCTGGTCGGGCGTGACCCGACGCAGGACCGCGCCACCATCAGCACCGCCCTCAACGGCTCGTCGGCGAGCAGCCTCGAGGATCTCATCGGCCGCATCAGGCCCATCCGCAACAGTCCGTGGCGGGCAGCGGGCCAGCGCGAGGCGTTGGGGGTGCCCGCCGTCTTCAAGGCCGTCAGTCTCATCAGCAACACCGTCGGCAGCCTCAGCATGGAGGGCTACCGGGCGGGCGCCAAGCTGCCCGTCGAGGACACGCCGCGCCTCGTCATCAGGCCCAACCCGCTCACCCGGCCGCATGAGTTCTGGAGGGACAGCGCCTTCAACATGGCGCGCCTCGGCGAGGCGTGGTGGTGGACCGCCAAGCGCGACATCGACGGCAGCCCGATGAGCCTGATCCCCGTCGACCCGCGCGAGGTCAACGTCGAGGAGAACACGCGCGACCCGATGCGTCCCGTCATCCACTGGCGCGAGGCGCGCATGCCCAACGAGGACATGACCCAGATCACCTACCTGCCCGACCCCAACAGCCCGCTCCGCGGCTGGGGCCCGCTCCAGGCGTGCGGCGCCGCCGTCAGCGTGGCCGTCGAGGCGCAGGAGTGGGCTGCCAACTGGTTCGCCGGCAACCCGTCCAACACCTGGATCAAGTCGGCAGTCGACGTGAACAAAGACGAGGCGATGGTTCTCAAGCTGGACTGGATCAGTGACTTCGAGAACCTGCCCAAGGTGAGCGGGCCGGTCATCGATGATGTCAAGGACATCGGCACCGATCCCGAGCGGGCGCAGATGACCGAGGCCCGCAACTTCGCCAACGGCGAGATCGCGCTCATGTTCAGCATCCCCAGCACGCTTCTCAACTACGCCGTGCAGGGCAGCACCATCACCTACCAGAACGTCGGCCAGGTCGCCGACGACTTCCTGCGCCAGTGCCTGCTGCCGCACTACCTCGAGCCGATGGAGCAGGCCATGAGCGACCTGCTGACGCGGGCGACGATCGGCCGCTTCAACGTCGAGGCCCTCCTGCGGGCCGACATCCGCACCCGCTACGACGTCTACAACGTGGGCATCCCGCTCGGCGTGATCAGCGTCGAGGAGGCCCGCGCCGCCGAGGGCTTCGGCCCGGGTGACGTGGAGAACAGGCCGGTGCCGTTCGCGCCCCCCGCGGCTGTGCCGGCCAGCCTCCCCGTCCAGATGCGGTCGGCCGTAGTTCACTGCCCGTCCTGCGGCAAGCTCGTCGCCGAGATGGCGACGCCGCCGTACCGCCTGCGCTGCCGCGGCTGCAAGAGCACCGTCGAATCCGATGTGACCCAGATGCGGGCCGAAGCCCCTCTGATCGCGCCTCCTGTCGTCGTCAACATGACCGTGCCCGAGACGCGCCAGCCCGACGTCGTCGTCGACCTGTCGTCCGTCGCCGCGGCCATCGATCGGATGGTCGACGAGCTGCGGCCGGCCGCACCCCAGCCGATCACCATCAACAACTTGATCCAGCCGCCTGTCATCGAGGGCGCCGTCAACCTCGTCGATGCGCCCGACATGAGGCAACTGGCCGAGGTCGTGCGACTACCGCGGCACCGGATCGTGATCCGCGACGAGGATGGCCGGATCACCGGCTTGGAGGAGGTTCCTGATGGCGCTCAATCCCAAGCTCAGTAACACCGGCGCCAACGCCGCCGCCGACGCCACCTGCACGCTGCTCAACTCGGGCAAGCTGCGGATCTACAGCCTCACGCAGCCGACCGATGCCGACACCGCCCTCGGCGCACAGGTCCTGCTGGCCGAGCTGACCTTCGGCAACCCGGCCTTCGGGGCGTCCGTCGCAGGGGTCGCCACCGCCAACGCGATCACCGGCGACACGAGCGCCGACAACACCGGCACGGCGACGTGGTTCCGCGCCCTGAAGTCCGACGGCAGCACGGTCATCTTCGACGGCTCTGTCGGCACGTCGGGCGCCAACCTCAACCTCAACTCGGTCGCCATCAGCTCGGGCGCGGCGGTGTCGGTCACGTCACTGACCTACACCCAGTCCAAGACGTAGGCCGTGACGGTGACATTTATGACCGGGTTCGAGGGAGGCGGCGCCAGCGTCGACGGCGTCACCCTGACCGGGACAGCGAGCAACTCGGCAACGCAGGCGCGGACGGGAACGCGGTCGCTCCGCGTCAACCCCGGTGCCAGCAGCAACGGCGGTGCCACCTTCGGGAGCGGCTCCTACGTCCACTTTGGGCTCTACGTCACGTCCCTCCCTGACGCTTCTTTTCGCGTGTTCGGCAGCACGGGCGCGGGCATCGATGTCCAGATCGCCGCGCCATTTCCCCAGGACGGCACGTTCAGGCTCCAAGTGCGGAACAACGCATCCAATCTCGGCACGCAGATGGTCGGCTTTGCCTTTGGCTTGTGGCACTGGATCGCCGTGCGCACGGTCGCCGGGACCAGCGTCCCGTTCATCGCCGTCGACGGCGTCAGTGGCGCCGCTGCCACGGCGAGCCCAACTGGAACCGTGTACCAGGTCGGCGCAGACTCGGTCGGCCCAGCGGGCACGGACATCTACATCGACGACATCATCATCGACGACACCGGCTTCCTGTCGCCGTCGAAGGTCGCGATGCTCGTGCCGACGGCAGACAGCGCCATCGGCACCGGCTGGACGCTCGGCTCGGGCGGCACAACGAGCCTCTTCGGCGGCGTGGACAACATCCCGCCGACGGCGGTGGCCGACGCGGGCACGACGGCTCAGATCCGCAACGCGACAAGCAACGCGAATGTCAATTACGACGCCACCATGACGACCTACGCCGCCGCCGGTATCGCGGCGGGCGACACGATCCTCGCAGTGCAGCCGGTCATCTCGACCGCGGCACCCGTCACGACATCGGCCAAGCTGGGCACCGTCGGCGTGGCGAGCAACCCGACGATCGCCAACATCGCGCTCGGGGCGGGCGGCACTGCGGGCGCATTCTGGTCGGGCGTGGCGGGCGGCACTTGGCCGACCGGATGGAAAGGCTCGTTCGGAACACTGACGACCAGCCCATCGGTGACCCTAGGAACTGCGCCCGTCATGCGCGTCACGCAGGTCACGGCCAGCACCCGCATCGCGATGGTCGCCCTCATGGGGATCAACGTCGCCTGGACGCCCGCAGCGGCTGCCGCTGCGCAACTCCCGCACGTCAGCCCCTACCCGCAGATCCTGGCTCATTGAGGAGCACCGATGGCTAGCGGCACTTACGCGGTCGTGATGTCCCAGCAGACCATCATCGCCAACTCCGAGATGGTCATCATCCACACGGCCAGCGGCATCACCTCCCGGGCGTCGTTCATCCGCCTGCTCCGGGCGTGGTGCGGCCAGTCGGGCACGACGACGAGCCAGCAGCTCGGCATCCAGCTCGCCGTCCAGGCCAGCGCATTCGGCACCTACACCGCGACGACGCCGGCGCCGACCGTCGCGGGCGGCAACGTGTCTGGTATCACCGGCGGCACCGCGGGCGCAGCCGCCACGGCGGGCACCGACTCGTCGGCCAACGCCGCCGGGACCAAGACGCCGCTGTATTCCGACGGCTTCAACAACCTCAACGGCTGGCTCTGGGTCCCCGTTCCCGAGGAGCGGATCGCCGTGCCCAGCGACACGGCCATCGTCCTCGCCCTGATCGGCACGCCCACGACGCTGACCAACTGGTCGGCGGGAATCGTGTTCGAGGAAATGAACTAGCCCGTGTCCTTCTGGCGGCAACCGCCGAGGCCGCAGCAGCCCGTCAAGGGCATCCCGCCGGACGGCGCCGTCGCCATCACCGGCACCGGCGACGTCACCTTCGCGGTCACGGCCATCGCGTCGTCAGGCGCCGAGACGTTCAGCGCCACCGCCACAGAGACATTCGGCCCGCTCGCGCTCGCCTCCTCGGGATCGGAAGCGTTCTCGGGCACCGGCAGCGAAACGTTCGCGCATCCGCTCTTGGCGGCGACCGGCAGCGAGGCGTTCAGCGGCACGGCTGCCGTCGCCTTCGGCGGCCCGGCAATCGCGGCATCGGGCAGCGAGGGCTACAGCGGCACCGCGTCTGAGACATTCGCCGTCTCGGCGCTGGCTGCCACTGGCGCCGAGACACTCACCGGAACCGGCACCATCGCCTTCGGCGGTCCCGCGCTCGCCGCGTCTGGCAGCGAGGCGTTCACCGGGACCGCCAGCGAGACGCTGGGTGGCCCGGCCATCGCGGGCTCGGGCACCATGCTGCCCGCCATCTCCGGCACCGCCACAGTCGCCTTCAGCGGCCCCGCAATCGCCGGGACAGCCACCGAGACGTTCTCGGGCACCGCGGCCGTCTCCGTTGGCCTGGCGGGCCTGCAGGGCGCAGGAACGCAGGGTACTGCGGCCACCGGCGACGTCACCTTCGGCCCGCCTGCCCTATCGGGAAGCGGCAGCCAGTCCGTCAGCGGCGCGGCATCCGAGACGATCGGCGCACCGGCCATCGCCGCGAGCGGCAGCCTTGCGTTCACGGCGACGGCCGACGTCGTCATTGGCCGTCCCGACATCGACGGCCTCGGCGTCACCGTCGCGGCCGGCGAGTTCGCGGGCACGGCCGCCATCGTCATCGGCGGGCCCGCCATCTCGGGCGAGGGCGGCGTGGTGGCCGCCGAGCGCCCTGTCCCGGTCCGGCCGTGGAAGGTGCGCCGCGTCCGGCGGGCCGTGACCGGCTCGGGCGGCGTGGAGTTCGCCGGCCCCGCCATCGCGGGCCGGGGCCACCTCCAGCTCGTCGTCACGGGGTCCGGCGGCGTGAGGCTGTCCGGGCCCGCCATCGCGGCCATCGGCGACTACAGCGACGACGAGCTGGCGATTGCGGTGCTGCTGCTGGCCGCCTAGAGGCGTCGTGTAGACTGCCGCGCAACTGAACTCGTCACCCGGCCGTGGCCCTCGTGCCCAGTCCGGTCCTGAGTGGCCTCCCTACCGAGCGGATCGTGCCCGCGGCTCGGCTAGCGGAGGCTTTTCTCATGGCGGACGAAATCCGCTTCACCGAGAGCGAGCAGGCGGTCGAGCTGCGGGACGC